AATATCCACTTATTCAAGAAGGCGAGAAAATCAAGTTTTTGAATATGAGAACACCAAACAGAATGTCATCTAATGTAATTTCCTTTATGACAAAATTACCAAAAGAACTTGACATTCATTCACATTTAGACTATGATACACAGTTCGATAAGGCATTTGTTGAACCACTTACATTCATTCTTGATCAGATTGGATGGACAGTGGATCGTTCTTATGGAACACAAATGACACTTGAGGACTTTTTTACATGAGCAATAAAACAGAAATAAATACAGAACTATATGAACTGTTGAAAGAGTGTGCAAACAATAATGGTTTGCCTATAATGAACAAATCTTTGTTTATTGCTACGACAGAAAAGTATGGTAAAGAATTATTTCGTTCTACTCTTGCAGAATATATTACAAGAGAGAAGCCACCATATCCACTAAAACAATTTAATCAACAAAAGGTTATTGAGAACTTTCGTAAATTAGAAAAGGCAAAGTTTACAGATTACATTTATATTCCAACAAAAGATGTTGTTGAGAAATATGATGACTACAAATATTCATATGCAGAATATGGACTAGGTTTTATTGACGGCCCATCCACATTTAACTATTGTGCAGATTCATTTATGAATGACTTGCGTATGCGTTGTGGTTCGTATGGTTTCAAAGCACCAGTTACACGATGGGAAGACGGTGATAATATTTGGGGTGCATTCGGCCCTATTTGGCGAGGTGTTAATGATGCAAAAGAACTTACACCTAAAACTTATACAATGGCATTTCGTCTAGGAACTTATATTGCAACACAGTTCAAACCTATTGTTGCGAAAACAATTTATGATATGACTAGAGCAAAAACCGTATTGGACACTTCTATGGGTTGGGGTGATAGACTTACTGGTTTTTATGCCTCTAATGCAACACATTATATTGGTTGCGACCCTAACCCAAATACATTTGAGCGTTATCATAAGATGATTGCGTTTTATGACCAGATTTATGACAAATCAAGAGGTAAAAAGTCTGTTCAAATTTTTAACTGTGGAGCAGAAGACTTGCCTTGGGAAAGAATCAAGGATGTTGATTGTGCATTTACATCCCCCCCATATTTTTCGACTGAACGATACAATGAAGGTGGTGAAAAAGAAGAACTACAGTCGTGGGCAAAATACAATGAGTATGAAGCTTGGAGAGATGATTTCTACTTACCTGTTGCACAAAATAGTTTCAACTCATTGAGTGAGAGGGGTGTATTACTCGTCAACATTCTTGATCCTAAAGTTCACGGTAAAAGATATCGCTCTGGTGATGAACTAGTAGATATGCTTCGTCCTAATTTCTTAGGACAGATAGGATATCGTATAATGCAACGTCCACAAGGAGCATCCGTATTTAAAGATGATGAAGGTAATTTTGACAAAGATGCAATGGATGAGTTTATGAACAAACTCTATATGGAAAATGTCTGGTGTTTTGGTAAAGATACTTCAGTTGATTTATTCAAAGACATTAAAGTTAATACATTGGAGGCTTTCTTTTGAGACATATAACAGAAAATGATTTTGATGAGGCATGGAAAATATTTGATGAGAATAAAGAATGGTTTCCTCATGTAAGAAAATCTCATGTAAGAGTTAGAATCTTTAGGAAACAAATTATTATACACGATAATGTTTTGATAACATATCATCAAAATAAAAACAATAGAAAGATAGGTAGACTTACAGATGTTTCTGTTACAGCTGGTTCTCATGTTATCCATCAGATTATCAATGCAACCAAAGGCAAAGGTAATGCTGAAAAAGTTATTAAAGAGTTTTTCGATTTTGTAGGAACGGATGTTTATCTTACAGTTCGTTCTGAAAACATTCCAGCAAATAGATTTTATGAAAAGGTTGGAATGGAAAAGGTTGGCTACATAAACTGGTCAGAAGGAAAAATGCCAGGCAATGTTTGGAAAAAGTCCTTGACAAATACTTAATATTCTAGTATTATGTAGCAATAGTCATAGTGGTAAGGATGACTCTAAAAAAACTGCCACAATTGGAATGTGTATGCAATAGTGCAACACTCAATCAGACGGAAGGAAAAAGTTATGTCTATTATAATCCATCAAGGCGTGTCATTTCAGCGTGGAGTAATCAAACTGAAAGACCTATATTATGAAGTATCAAAGGGTAAAGATACCATTGGATCAAAGTTCTCTACAATTTCGGGCGTTTTGCAGAGATTGTCTCAAGTAGAGGCATGGAAGAAAAACGATTACCAGCGTGCGAAAGAATACCTTTATACTGTTCTAACTGGAGCTTCCATCTTAGATCAGTTTATTCTTGTTCCTGCTAGTTTGGTTTTGAAATCACTGAAAAGAAAAGCTGAGTTTGATGCTGGTGATACTCCAAAAGAAGTATGGAAAGAAACGATAAACCAAATTAAAAAGGATATTGATAATGGAACAATGTTTTACATTATTGATGGACAAAATCGTTGTATGAACGCTATCGTTCCATTTTTCGATAATATTCTTGCACTAGGTTCTGCTCCAATTACTGGAACTGCATCAGATGGAAGTGAAATTTTCTTTCAAGGGAAAAAGTATGAAGAATTTACAGATGAAATGAAAGAGTATGTTGACAACATCGAAATGAGTCTTATTGTTGCTAACAAAGGACAGATTGATGATTTCACTAGTGCTCTTATTGCAAAGAATGAAGGACTGCCGTGGGAAGAATGGATGAAGAAGATGACAGTAAAGTGGTGGACACCATATCGCCGTCAAATTCATTCTGTTTCAAATCATCCACAAGTTAGAGAAACTCTGAATAAAATCTCTGGACAGGCATATATGTATGAGAAAAACGGGCACGATCTTATTGTGTCAGAACTTCTTATCTGGATGAATTCAAAATTTCAACCAAATAAAGTAGATGAACATCTTTCATATTTTGATGGAAGGCAGAAGATTTCCGATTCTAAAATCAAAAAGTTGATAAGTTACATCGTGGAATTTGGAAAAGGATATAAGAAGTTTAAGTCAGTGACAAATGTAGAGTTTCGTAATTATATTATGACTCGTTATGCTCTCGATCATCCATCAGAGTTTTCAAACATCTTAATTCCAAACTGGACTATTAAAATGTATGTTGATTTCACCAATGAGTTTCGTATTGCAAACGGAGCCTTAAAGGATGATGCAAACAATTGGGATTATGTTAAAGTCGCTGGAAAAACTGAAAAGAGATCTAGAGTTGGACAGTATGTTTGGGCGTGTGGTAAGTCAGAAAATAATCGTATCGAAGCTCGTTTGAGGTTGATTTTTGATTATATGCAAAATGTTCGTGGAGATCATCTCTTTAAAAAGAATATCGTTGTTTCAAAAGGAAGTTCTACATTGCCTTCACTTGAAGCTGTTTATGCGAACAATCCAAATACATATGGAGATTTTCTTTCAGACATTCGTGCTACAGAAGTTACTCCAGAGAAGTATGATCGTGGACATATTGTTTCTAAACATAATGGTGGTTCTAACGACATAGATAATTTGGTTGTTCAAGAAAAAGGACACAACCGTTCAACACAAGAGGAAAACCTTACAGTATGAAAGAAGGAACAATAGTGACTATTTTATTTGCCAACGGAATGGAAATCGTTGGCAAATACATATTTGAGGATATGGTAAACTATACCATCTACAAACCAAGATTAGTTCAAGTTACTCAACAAGGACTCGGTCTGATCAACGGCGTCTGTGCCACTGCCAAAGAACCAAAATCTAATATGCAGTTTCCAAAACAAAACATTTTGTTTATTGCAGAAACCGCTGAAGAAATTGCTAATGGGTGGTCTGCTCAAACAAGTGGATTGTCTTTGCCAACAAAAGGACTTATTAGTTAATGGATAAGTTTATTAAAGTATATGACAATGTTATTAGTGGAGATTTTGCAAAACAACTTATTGCAATGTTTGAGGAATCGCCAGAACACCATGAAAATATTTCATTGGATGGCCATCGTTCATTTACTCAAATAACTTTGCAGAATTATCCAGAATGGAAACCATTTTGTCCAGTATTACAACAAGTCTTTTTTGACTATATAGATCGTTATTGTAAAGATTGTAATGTTAATGACAAAATGTTTCCACAACAATTTGCATTTGAACAATTTCGTATGAAACGATATATGCCAAATGGTGTGGATGAGTTTGCACCTCATGTGGATGTTGGGAACTATGAATCTGCTCGCCGATTTTTGGTCTTTTTCCTCTATCTTGACACGAACAAAGCGGGACATACTACATTTCCACAATGGAATATTGAAGTTAAACCAGAAACAGGTAGGATGCTGATTTTTCCCCCAATGTGGACACATCTCCATGCTGGAACGAAACCAGTAGAAAAACCTAAGTACATTATAGGAAGCTATCTACACCATGTCTGATATTCGTAAGATGTATACATTCGTAGAAAATAAAGATAAAAACTGGCAGTGTGTTGGACTCACTGCTGATGCTGGTAAATATCAAGGATTGGTTTATCAGTATGGAGAAGTTAAGATTATTGAGAATAAAGAAAAAACAGAAGCTTCTTTACAATTCGATTATGATGTGGTAGATTCAAACGGACTACCAGAAGAGATGTTAGATGATGACCTATATAACCTTATGGGAGATATTTTGGTAGACATTATTGAACAACAAGTAAACAAGGGCGAAATACAGTATGTCAACACAGACGATTGAACGAACTACACTTAGTAACTTAATTCATAATGAACCTTTTGCAAGAAAGGCCTTGCCTTTTATCAAACCAGAGTATTTTTCTAATCGTCACGAAAGAGTTGTATTTGAAGAAATCAACAAGTTTATGGAGAAATATGGCAATCAACCTACTAAAGAAGCTCTCTCTATTGAACTTGACAACAGAAAAGATTTGAATGAAGAAGAGTTCAAGTCTATTCTAAATATTGTCGAAACTCTATCTGATGCAGAGGTTGATCTTCAGTGGTTACTGGATTCGACAGAAAAGTTTTGTAAGGATAAGGCAGTCTACAATGCCATCCTCAGTGGTATTCAGATTATTGAAGGAAAAGATAAACAACAAACCGCTGAAGCAATTCCATCTATTTTGTCAGATGCACTTGCAGTTGCATTTGATCAGAATGTTGGACACGATTATGTAGAAGATGGTGAAGAACGATTTGAGTTCTATCACAAGAAAGAAGAGAAAATAGAGTTCGACTTGGAATACTTCAACAAGATTACCAAAGGCGGACTACCACAGAAAACTTTGAACATTGCACTTGCTGGAACAGGTGTCGGCAAATCCTTACTAATGGTACATATGGCTGCGGCAACACTTATGCAAGGAAAGAATGTTCTATACATTACTTTGGAGATGGCAGAAGAACGGATTGCAGAAAGAATTGATGCGAATCTAATGAACATCACTATGGATGACTTACACGAGTTGCCCAAAAAGATGTTTACTGATCGCCTCTCCAAGATTCAAACAAAGACCAACGGAAAGTTAATTATCAAAGAATACCCAACTGCATCTGCTCACACTGGACATTTCAGAAGTTTGATTAAAGAACTGGCACTAAAGAAATCATTTAGACCCGATATTATCTTTATCGACTATTTGAACATCTGTGCCTCATCTAGATTTAAGGGGAATGCAAATGTCGGATCTTACTTCTATATCAAGGCGATTGCCGAAGAACTTAGAGGGCTTGCAGTGGAAAATAATGTGCCGATTATGTCAGCGACACAAACTACTCGTGGAGGTTACTCAAACTCAGATGTGGGTTTGGAAGATACATCAGAGAGTTTTGGTTTGCCTGCTACGGCTGACCTCATGTTTGCTCTCATATCAACGGAAGATTTGGAAAGTCTAAACCAGTTAATGGTTAAACAGTTGAAGAACAGATATAATGATCCTGGCGCTAACAAAAGATTTGTTATCGGTATTGACAGGGCGAGAATGAAACTATATGATTGCGAACAGGAAGCACAAAATGACATTATTGACAGTGGACAGGAAGATGACACACCAGCATTTGATAAAACGACTTTCGGAGTGGGTCTTGGAAAGAACAAGGCTTATGAGAAATTTTCGGACATCAAAGTATAACAAAACCCCAGACTATTTTGTAAATCAGAATGGTAATAGATGGGAAGTGGTAGAATTTCCTACCAATGATGTTGTACGAACCTTTAATAAAAAGACTGAGGCAGAGATGTTCTCAGACCAACTTAGAAGAGTTAAACCCTTTGGAGACAAAACGCTTCCAAAGTTTCTAAAAGAGTAGTATTGACATAGTTGGACGGTTGTGTTATTATAAATAGTAATGACAACAACTTTGTATAAATGGAAACTGTGTTAAATGCTAAACTTTTCGGGATTTCTCACCGAAGATAAAGGTGGGAAGAATCTACACCTAGAACATATCGAAGATGAAATTTTAAATTTCGGAATTGATGGCGGCCGTGCTTCCATCAATTTTGTTCGTTCTCTTAGAGATATGTTAGCAGGTGCATCTCGTTCATCTGTAAATATGACTGTCAAGTGGGATGGAGCTCCAGCAATCTTTGCTGGTATCGACCCAGAAGACGGTAAGTTCTTTGTTGCAAAGAAATCAGTTTTCAACGTAAATCCAAAACTATACAAATCTGCTTCAGAAGTTGACGCAGACGTTTCTGGTGCATTGAACTCTAAGTTCAAAACTGCACTTGCAGAGTTTTCTAAGTTGGGCATTAAAGGTGTTCTTCAAGGAGACTTGATGTTCACTGACGATGTTGACACCACAATAATTGATGGTAAATCATTTTATACATTTCAACCAAACACAATTGTATATGCAGTTGATGTAAACTCAGACTTGGGTAAACAAATCAAGAATGCAAAGATTGGTGTAGTGTGGCACACCACATATTCTGGAAATGCACTACAAGATATGAAAGCATCATTTGGTGCAAACATCAGTGGATTAAATAAAGCATCCACAGTTTGGATGGATGATGCAACTTATAAAGATGTATCTGGTAAAGCTACAATGACTGCCGCAGAAACCGAAAAGGTTACTGCATCACTATCTTCTGCTGGTTCTACATTCAGAACAATTAACTCTGCACTACTTACAAAGTTCCTTACATTACAAAATGGATTCACTGGTAATCTTGCTGGTGCATCTCTAAAAACTTACAACAATAGTAAGGTAAGACAAGGACAAAAGATTACTAATGCAAAGGCTCATGCTACTGGTTATTTGGCATGGGTTGAAGATGCGTTTCAAAAACAAATTGATAAACTCAAGACACCAAAAAATAAAGAAGTGCTTGAGGTAAAGAAGAAAGAAACTATTCGTGAATTAAAGAAACACACTACTAATCTTGCAAATATTATCACATTTCAGAATCACATTGTTGATGCAAAGATGGGTATCGTAAGTAAACTAAATACTGTTAAGAGTATTGGAACTTTTATTAAGACTTCTAATGGATTTAAAGTTGTTAATCCAGAAGGATATGTTGCTATTGATAGGGTTTCTGGAAATGCAGTCAAATTAGTAGATAGAATGGAATTTAGTTTCAATAACTTTACTGCGATAAAGGCATGGGATAAATGAGAAGTTTTAAGGATATTAGAGAAGCTCGTGGTGATACTTGTGTATTTACCTTTGGTAGATTCAATCCACCAACGACAGGACATGAAAAACTATTAGACGCTGTTGCGACACAGGCAAAGAAGAACCCTGGCGCACCTTACTATGTGTTTGCTTCTCATTCTGAAAACGCAAAGAAAGACCCATTGCCGTATGCAAAGAAAGTTGCATATATGAAAAAGATGTTCCCAAAACACGCAAGGAACATTATTGTAGACAAGGCACGAAATGTATTTGAGATTGCAGTCTCATTACACAACAAAGGACATAGGGCAATCGTAATGGTTGTTGGTTCAGATAGAGTTGATGAGTTTAATAGTTTACTTAACAAATACAACGGTGTAGAAGCGAGACATGGTTACTACGGATTCGATGAGATTAAGGTAGTATCTGCTGGTGAACGTGATCCAGACGCAGAAGGTGTAACAGGAATGTCTGCATCTAAAATGCGAGCAGCTGCATCGGCGAATGACTTTGATTCATTCGCACAAGGATTACCAAAAGGTTTTAATCAAGGAATGTCACTATTTAAGGATGTTCGTAAGTTTATGGGCATTCGTGAATCATTCAACGGTTTAAACTACGTTATGACTGAAGAAGATGTTATTCGTGATATGTATGTTCGTGGAGAAGTTTTAAACATTGGTGAAGAAGTTACAGATACATATACTGGTGTAACTGGTAAAATTATTCGTAGAGGCACTAACTATCTAACCTTTGCAGAGGAAGATGGAACAACCCATAAAAAGTGGTTGTATGAAATCCAACTTGCAGAAGATTGTTGGCCTGGATTTAAACAAGTTGGAATGAAGGATAAGAACGGAAAAAAAGTTCCTAACTGTGTTCCAGTTGATGAGAAACAAGACAAAGATATTAAAGACAAGAAGGGAACTCAACCTGCTAAGTATTATGCAAAAGATGCTGAGGGTGATGAGATGGCAAAGTCTACTAAAGACAAAAGAGATGCACATTTCAGAAAACAGGCCGCAAAGGATGACGATGATCCTAATGCATATAAACCTGCCCCTGGCGATGCAACTGCAAAGACTAAACCATCAAAGTATACAAACAAGATGAAGAAGTTGTTCCCAGATTTGTATGATGAAGCTTCTGCAAGGGCAGATGCAAAACGAGCAATGTCAAAAGACAAAGATATGCAACAAAAACCATTTGATAAAGATGATAAAGCATCAATGATTGATACTATGAAGGCTAAAAAGAATATTGTTGTTCAGTTAAAAAAGGCAACGAATTTAGGTGGCACTAAACCTATTGAATTTGATAGTGGCCCATCTAAAAAGATTAACCCAAAGTTTGCAAGGGCTGCTTTAGATAAGTTAAACAAAATCAAAAAGTCAGATGATAGGTTGAAGTTCCAAGCGAAACTTTCAAAATCATACAAGGATATGTTGCAGGCCTTGAAAGAAGATTTTGAATTTCAAGAGAATGCAGACAAGTCTCTTCAAAAGAAAGCAGACGCTTCTGGTATTTCACTAGGCATTCTGAAGAAGGTTTTTGATAGAGGTGTTGCAGCATGGAAGGGTGGACATCGCCCAGGCACAACTGCTGTTCAATGGGGTCACGCAAGAGTGAACTCTTTTATCTCTGGCGGTAAGACAAGAACTACTGCCGATGCAGACTTATGGAAACAACACAAAGGTAAGTCTGAGGGATATGTTATTGAAGCAAGAGCAAAACAAGCGGTTGCTGGTGGTAAGGTTCAAAAATTTATAACTGGTTTTGATATGTCTTGGAAAGGCAAAAAATATAATGAGATTGATTTTGAACTTGTGAATATTGACAACAACACACAAGTGGTTACTTTGAAGATTATCGGCCCCAAAGAGATTTTTGGAGGAGAAGTAAAGATTCCATTTAAGACTTTGAGAAGAGGTCGTTTCATGGCAACAGACACTTCAAAAGAAAGTGTTGAAGATCCTCGTGAAATCGGAACAGATGCAAGAAGGGAGAGGCTTCAAGGAATGACGCCAGGACAGGAAGTAAAGAAGTTCTCATTCAAAGAACATTTGAATTGTGAAACACCAAACTGTTGTAATGAGTGTGAGACTTCAAGTCTAATTGAATCGAACCAATATCGTGTTGGTTCAGAAAAGTATTTTGAGTTTTTCCAAGAGAAGAGAGATGCCTATAAAGTAGGTGTCTACAATCCAGTAGGTTTTGATAAAGAACTGATGGAAGGCGATCTTGGAAAATATGATATGTATCAAGGGCAACACGTTCCACTGGACTGTCCTATGATGTTTGAAGAAAAAGATGTAGAATTAAACAAACCAAAAGTGGGTGGGCCAAAGAAGTACTATGTGTATGTCAAAGACCCATCAACAGGCAATGTCAAGAAAGTCACATTCGGCGATACAACTGGACTTAAAGTCAAGTTGGATGACAAAGAGGCAAGAAAGAATTTTGCCGCTCGTCATAACTGTGACCAACAAAAAGACAAAACTAAGGCAGGGTATTGGAGTTGTAATCTTCCAAGATATGCTAAACAACTTGGTTTGAGTGGTGGAGGAAATTTCTATTGGTAAATCCATATGAGGATGTTATCTTAGAAGATGGTGCAATTATCAGAACTTTTGCAGAAGGACTTAATGAGGAAGAACTGGTTTGGCATCGTGATAGAAACAATAGAGAAATCGCAGTGTTGTCTGGTAACGGATGGCAGTTGCAGATGGACAATAAACTACCAGAAGAATTAAAATCTGGAAGGCTATATTATATTAACAAAGAGGAATATCACCGACTCATTAAAGGGAACGGAACTCTAAAACTTAAAATTTGGGAAAAGTAATATGACTAGATACTCAACAACAATGAGTGAAATCCTTTATACGATTAGAGAGGGATATTCACCTAAAGAAATTAAGATGGCAATCGGTATTGCAACAGATAAACGCTACAAAGGTGGTAACTATACTGGTGCAGTTAATGCTATTGAAAAAATTAAAAAAGGATTGTCTGACCATCCACAGGTAAAGGCTGTTCTGAAAAGAGTGAACGAAGCTCCAGAAGATATGGAGCCTGCATCACCAGACGAAAGTGGTATGGCAACAGATCAACTAAAGTTTATGGTTTATGCATCTAATAAGATCATGGAACATATTCAAGGTGGTGGAGAGTTTCCAGAGTGGATGCAGAATAAACTATCTGGCACACACGAAAAGATGAAATCTCTCTACGCAAACATCTCACACAATGAGATGAAAGAAGAGGTTGAACTAGAAGAAGAACTCGATCTTGATGAGTTAAAGATGGATGACCCTAAGTTGGTTAAAGCATTTGACAAGATGAAGAAGGGTGACACTATCAAACTCAAAACCAGTTCTACAATCAGCAAGGGAACAGACTTTGTTGATTATGTTGTGAAATCAAAGAATGTGGTAAACAAGGGAAGAGTTGAAAAGATTACTCTTGCAACTAAAGGTAATGAAGGTTCAGTTAAGAAGTTTCTATACAAGAGAGATGGTAAGGTAACATTTGCTATCGGTGATATGGGTGCATCTATTGATGACATTAAAGAAGAAACACTCAGAGAACTAGAAGAAGGTAAATCATCTACTGGTTACGAACTCTATCATAAAGACTTCTCATCTGCAATGGCACACGCATATGACTTTGCAAAGAAGAAGTTTGGTATTGAAGTTGACCCTAAAGAGATTGATGACAAGGTTGCATCGGGCCCTCGTAAACCATCAAAGGGTAAGACTAACTCTTATCGTTTAATGGGCAAAGATGGTAAGAAGGCAATCCAAGTTCAAGTCTATGGTATGGACAATGGTAAATACGAACTCAATATGTATAAAGAGGGTGTAGAACCTATCCAGTGGCCTTCCCAACCACTAGAAGAGAAACTAAAAGTCTCTGATGGTTTGGGTGCATGGATTGATGACTTCAAGAAATCAGACGCACCACAGTTTGCTGGTAAATCTGATGAAGAGAAGAAGAACATGGCAATCGCTGCTTTCGTAGATGCTGGTGGTAAACTAGATGAGATGGCATACAAGCCTGGTTCACCCAAAGTCAAAGATATTCGTCCACAAGAAAAGGCCGCAAAGGCATTGGACGCACTTATCAAATCTGGTGGACTAGACAAGAGTGATTTCCAAAAGGCAAGAGCAATGTATGTTCAGGCATCTGATATGCAGTCAAGAAGGAAACTTAAAAACTTTATCAGTAATCTAGATACAGAACCATTGGAAGCAATCTTGGATATTATTGGTAGAAATGACCCAGATACTTTCCAAAAAATGTATCCAAACTCAAAGCCTGGCGAGTATCTATCTACAATTGCATACAAACATAGAAATGCAAAGAATGAAGAAACTGAACTGGACGAAAGAGCACCAAAGATGAAATATGCTCTTGTTGGAACAGATATGAAAATCTATTCAATGGGTAGTGATGAGAGAGACTTGAGATTGGACAGACGTTCTCTTGAACAAAGATTCAAAGATGTTGCACCACTAAAAATGGCAAGACTTAAAACTGCACAAAGTATTGGTGACAAAGTAGATAAGTCTCAACTCAAAGAAGAAGAAGAACCAAATAAACCAGATTCTGCCAAAGCGGTAGATCAAATGCGAGATGACAAGAAGAAAACTCGTATTGCACAGTTGCAGTTGCAAATTGCAAAGGCAACAGAAACAATTAACAAACTTAACGCACAGGAGAAACCAAATGGGTAAGTATCTAGAAACCAAACCAAATAGTTTGGAAAGTGCAGTCCTAGAGGCAGTCTCTCCTGCTCAACAGGCTGCAATCGCAATTGCGAAAAAAGAAAAAGGTGAGAAACCTAAAAACGAAGAGAAGATGGAGTGTCCTAAATGTAAAGGTGAAGGATGTGACCATTGTGATGGTAAAGGTTATCACACAACTGAAGAACTTTCTGCAAAACAAAAGAAAATCGACTTGAATAAAAATGGTAAAGTTGATGGTGACGATCTTGCACAATTGAGAAAGAAAGCAGACAAGAAAGAAGAAGTTTCAGAAGCAAAAGGAACTTATGTCGGTGATACTGGTATGGTAGAACGGGCTGCAAAACATATTGCTGATATGTGGAAAGAAGCTGCAAAGGTAAAGAATGAAGAAGAAGATCCTAAGAAAAAAGAATCCAAAACTACTATGACTGGCAAACCAATGTCAAACATTGAAGTTGCACCAAAAGACAAAGAAAAGGACTAATCATGCGTCAAATTGTGGAACTCACAAAGATTAACGAAGCAGAGCTTCCACAGATTTATTGTGATATGGACATGGTTATTTGTGACTTTATTGGTGGGTATGAAAAACTCACTGGTAAAGACTTTGCAAAAGAAAATAAAGACGAGCGCTGGGAAGAAATAAAGTCAAAGAAAGATTTCTGGGCAACACTTGATTGGATGCCAGGCTCTCAGAGAATGTGGAAATTGATTAACAAATATAATGCAAACATTTTGTCTGCATATTCAAACAGAGATGCAAACAGTAGGCCAGGCAAACAGAAATGGTTGTCGAAAAATGCAAAACCTACTGGTAGAATTCATCTTGTTATGAGAGCAGATAAACAGAAATATGCCACAACCAACGGTAAACCTAACATCTTGATTGATGATTATATCAAAAATATCAAAGAGTGGGAAACCAAGGGTGGTATTGGGATTCATCATCTGAGTCCAACACAAACCATTGCTCAATTGAAGAGATATGGATTTAGATAAATAGAAGAGTAACATACTCTATAATTAAGGAGAAAGACTATGGCTCTATGGGGCGTTTCAACAACAGATGAGTCCAAACCAAAGTGGCTCACTGCTGAACAAAAGAAGACCGTTTTCGCAACGGACAGAGGTTGGGTTCAACTGAATGGCAAAGGACTTGAAGAAGTTATTTGTTCAATCGGTGGACTTGCCGGTACAAGTACTATTACTGGTATTGGTGCTGCTACAATCACTTCAATGGACTTTGTAACTACATCGTTCAGTGAGGCTGCTGGTGGTAACATTGATATTCGTGTAATCTTTAACGAGAGAGTAACAGTAGATACTTCTGGTGGTACACCAACTATTACTGTAACAAACGATCAGGCTGGTTCTGGAACTGATGCAACATTCACTGCTGCATATCAGTCTGGTTCATCAACCAACCGTTTGACATTCAGAGCAACTTATGCTGCCGCTGATGGTGGTGTTGCAGAGGATGACGTACTTTCAGTTGCTGCACAAAACTTGGCACTGAACTCTGGTACAATTGTTGACCAAGCAGACGGCACAACCGCTGTTGAAGTTGCAATTAGTGCTGCCGCAGCTGCCGCTGCTGGCACACTTACAGCATCTGCATAAGTAGTACTACAAGGATAAATTATGTCAAAGAATGATAAGACACTAAGTGTCACTGATATTGAAAATAGAAAAAAAGAATTGCAAGCTGACTTAGAAAAGATTTCTAGTCAGCTGCAAAACTTAGAAAAAATGATGAGACAATTTAATAATCAAGCACAAGCAATAAATGGAGCAATCCAACAGTGTGATGATTTTTTGTCAAGACTTGAGGCGAATCCCGCCAGTAGCATTCCCTCGCAAGACGATAATGCAAGTGTAAAAGCTGCATTTAGTTGAGGGTTCAAATAATTAGGAGAAATAAAAATGGCTGATAAGAAAATCACCGCACTTACAGATTTGGGTAGTGCTATTGCCGCTGAAGATCTACTTCATGTAATTGATGATCCAAGTGGAAACCCAATCAACAAAAGAATTAGTATTGCTAATGTCTTTAACAACATTCCAACATATGTTGCTCTAGATGGAACAGCGCAAGTAATTACTAACACAACTGATGCAGTTAATGTGTCAGCATCTGTTACTCACATCAACACCACTTCTGGTGCTCATGCTGGTGGATTTGCAGATGGAACTAACGGACAAATCAAAATCATCACAATGATTGCTGATGGTGGTGACTCTGTTATTACACCAACCAATTTTGCAAATGGTTCAACACTTACATTTAACGATGTTGGCGATACTGCAATGCTTATTTTCACAAACTCTAATTGGGTTCTTGTGTCAAATAATGGTTGTTCAGTTGCTTAAGGAGTAAACTATGACTGTTAGATATGGTGCAAATGGTATGCCAATGCCAGAAAAAACCGAAAATAAAAAACCAGAAGCTCTTCAAGAGATTCTAGAAGTAAACCCAAATGAGGGAGCTCTTGTTGATGAACTAGATGATTTTGATGAAGTAGAAGAGGAAGAAGAAAATGAAGACCTTTAACAAATATCTTGCCGAAAAGGCAACTGATGCTGGTTATCCAGTTGATGGTTCTGATTTTTCAAATGATCTCGCTAGTCCAAAAACTATCGAAAGAATTAATGCATTTTTGGGTGCAATGGGTAACATGGAATATCTTGTTCCAGAACACGCACTAAACAAAATGCAAGAAAAACTAGGTAGACTTTCTATCTCTTTTGATATGCCAACTTTGGCAGAAGACGGTGGTGAAGTATCAGTTCCACTAACACAGTTTGGTGGCAGATTTGGAAAAGATGAAAACGGAGATGTGAATGACGATGGTATTTCTCACAAAGTTGAGGGTGGATTGTCACTAAAGATTATGCATGAAAAGACAGCAGCAGGAACACACTTTATCAGAGCCAAAATCGTTTAATTAACGGCGAGGCAATATGTTTGAGAAATTAACAAATGATAATATCACAATGTTTGCAATCAAACATTATGATAACCCACAATGTGAAGGTGAAATAGAGTTCCAAGATGACATGAAACGCTTTAAGTATATAAAGCGTTTGTTAAGAAAGTATAAAGAATCTGGTGAATTAAAAGAAAGACTTATACTTAATCACATGATTGTCATCTATAATGTATTCGGTGCAGATGCTGGTTCTACTTTACTTTTGTTTAAAATTGAACCAGAATTTTGGGATGTTTTAAAAACATTTATGGTGTTTTTAAATATGTTGCCAGAAGGTGAACTTGTTGAAGTAGAAGAAAATATAGAAGTCAAAAGGATATTAGAGAAACTATAATGGGCAGAGCGATAGACTTATTTGTAACATACCGTTTCATCAAACTGTTGACGACTCCGTTTGAGAAAACTGATGCGTTTAAAATGGGCATCATTGATAAAGACGGAAACAGAACAGATAAAAAACTGTATAAGATTGACGAAAGAAATGCTTATACGGTTTTGCATAAACTGGTATTCAATATCAAAAAGATTTTTGGTAAAGTGCCTGGCCTTAGAACTAAGGTTGGAACTTATGCCGCTGCCCTGTTTCTACTCAAAGATACTTTTAAAGAACATATCGAAGACCCTCAGATGTTTGAGAAAGAGTTTCTCAACTATCTAAAGGAAAATGATATTGAACTAGACGATTCAATTGTTGAAGAGGTAACACTAGACAATGGTAAATTATCAAAAGGAATTTATGTTCTCACACAGGATATTGTAACTGGTGGTGAGGATGAAGATGAAATCGAAGCCATTACAGGTGATGAGGTAGAGGTGTTTGAAGACACGCCTCCAGCTGACACTATTTTGGGTGTCGATGTTTTTCCTGTTATTCACAAGAAAACTAAACAAAAGATTTTTGTGAGTGCAGAAGATATTAAGGAAGTGGAAATAGGGGATCTATTATGAGTCTAAAATTCGATGACATAATGAAGAAATTCTATTCTGATCCTAAATTGGGTATTCAAACAGAGGAAGTGCCTGCTAATAATGCAAGTAGTGGTGCAGTCTCTATGCCGCCCGATGCAGCGATTAAGAAGAAAAAGAAAAATCCATATGATGGTAGAACTAAAGAAGCACGACAGTTTTTCCAGAGAATGGCAGAACGTAAAGCAAAACGTGAAGAGAAATCAAAATTAACAAAACAGGTTCAAGAGAACACTTTAGAAAGAGCATCACATCTTGCAGAAGATAATGTGGATGTTCTAAAGAACATTGTAAAGAACAAACAACACCAGAACATCAAGTTCAAAGATGGTAATATGAAGGTTGACTTGTTCACTGCCTCTGCTATCACACAGGTTTTCGATATGGTTAATAAATCTAACCAAGATAAAATGAAAAAGATGTTAAACGGCAAAAAGGCAGAATTTATGAAGATTGCTGATTTTGCACTAAGTAAGGTAAAGTAAAATGGCACAGTATAGTAAGTATACTAACGCATATATCCCACAACAGACGACTAACCATGAAGTAGTGATGATTGCAGACCAAGATGGTAATATCATCAATACATTTGGTGCTGCATCTAATGTGATTATTGCGGCCGGTGGACTTGCTGGATACACTGGTGTTCACAAATATGGTGCAGTATATGGAACTGCACTATCAACATTCTCAACTGTATGGACTGCGGCAGACACATCTGCAACTGCACTATACAATTGGGGGCATTCTGCTGGAACACTCTCTGTAGTTTCTACAAGTGGTTCTGATGTTACTGATGTTACCGTTCAAGGATTGGATGCTAACTATAACTTTGTAGAAGAGACATTGACACTTACTGGAACAACACCAGTTGTTGGTTCTACATCATTTACAAGAGTCAATCGTGCATTTATGAATACTGCAACAAACGTGGGTAAAATTCAAGCATCTATTGGTGGAACAGTTGTAACACAGATTGGTGCTGGGTTTGGACAGACACTACAGTGTTTCTATACTATCCCTGCTGGTAAAACTGGATATATGACTAACATCAATGCGTCTGCAAGTAAAAACCAAGCAACTGACTTGTTCTTATTTCAAAGGCCTTTCGGTGGTGCATTTAGAGTTGCATCCGCACTATCATTGAACCAAAGTAATCAATCAATTGAGTTTGCAGTTCCTCTAAAATTCACAGAGAAAACAGACATTGATTTGAGGGTTAAAGGTTCAAGTAATGCAACAATATCTGCTGACTTTACAATCATTCTGGTGGATAATACAGTATAATGAAAACTTTCAAACAATTTAACGAACAGTCATACTCTGGTGTTCCTTTTGGAACATATCATCCTATTGCAGATTTGAATGCTGCCGCTGGTGACGCACAGATTTCTAAATCAGATTTAGACAACGTAGAGAAGTACGCTGACAGACTATATAAAGCAGTAGGTATTGATGTTGAATTTACTCGACACTTCCTAGACAGAGTGAATGATGCGAGAAACAAGAAACAGATTACTGTGGCAGAACTTATTAGATTGTTCAAACAGTCTTTTAAGAAACATGGTAAAAAGATTGCGGCACTTGGCCCAGATGCTGAAGCCGTTTTGAATGATATGCAAACCGATGTGAATATGCCTTTTGCGTTAAAATGGGATGGGAAAGAATTAGACTTAATTGCAAAGACTGTAATGAGAAAACCAAACTTTGCAACATCTAATCAGAAACTATCTTTTTAAGGAGAATAAAATGAAAAATTGGATTAAAGCAAGAATCGAAGAAAGAACATCTTGGGATGGTGCCGCACTTGTGGCAGTAGGAGTAATCGTATTGATTGCAGGCCCAATTGCAGACGTTGCTGCCTATATTGCGATATTATATGGCGCATGGACAATTTGGAAGTCTGAATAATGTTTAAGTGGTTTATGAAATTGTGGAATTTTGAACACACAGGTGATTTGTCAAAACATAGATTGTATACCACAAGATATGAGGATTTGTGTAAATAAATGATTAAACTATACGGAATTATTATTCTCGTAGCAATATTGGGTGGTGTAGGTTATGGTGCAAAATACTATTACGACACCACCCAAAATACTATTGCACAATTGCGTGAGAATAATGCAAAACTAGAAACTGCAAATCAGTTAAACCAAGAAACAATTGCACAACAACAAAAAGATGCAATCCAATTGGCAGAATTGAATAATCAATTGACAGTAGATTTGCAAAAGGCAGAGCAGTATGGAGATGAGCTTCGTGCTACTCTTAATAAACATGATTTGACCCACTTGGCAAACAAGAAGCCTGGGTTGATAGAACGAAGGATGCAAAATGCGACAGACAAGTTATGGGATGATTTGGAGTCTCTTACTAGTAACAGCACTACTTCTGACTAGTGGGTGTTCTACCTTTAGACCAGAACCTAAAGTTGTTACAGTAACACAAATAGTTGAAAAGAATATTCCAACTGTTCCTCATCCAAAGAGCGTTCAATTAAATGATGTTAAAATTTATGTAGTTTCAAAAGAGAACTACGAAGAGTTCATTGCAGAGTTTGAGTCAAAGAATGGTGCAGATGCTTATATTGCAATATCTGTAAAAGACTATGAAAATTTGTCGTTAAATTTTGCTGAACTTAGACGATACATAGAACAACAAAAACAAATAATCTTATACTATGAAGAAGCAGTGAAGCCTTCTGAACCAGTGGTGGAACAGAAGGAAGAATAAATTCATAGGAGAAAGAGATGGATTTCATTTTAGAGCAACTTGTCACATGGTGGCAGTTTACAGTTGTTGGAATACTCATCATTATCGGATACATCATCAACCTCTTTGATGATAAAGAACACAAAGAAAGAGTCGGTTTCACCTACAAAGAAATGCCAAAGATGCAACCAATCCCAATCCCAACAAAGGGAAAAGGATTTTGGGGTGCTATTTGGATGTGGTTGACAGGAACAAGACATTGGGTAATTGCAGAAGACTTTGAGTTTACAATCAAAGGTGATATCTATATTATTCCCAAAGGGTTTCAGTTTGATGGTGCATCAATTCCTAAGTTTCTGCACACATGGTTGTCCCCAACAGGAGTATTGTTGATGGGTGGACTTGTCCATGACTATGCATATAAGTATGCAACACTGAAGAAAAAAGGTAAGGGAACTATGGGAACTCTTGACCAAAGACAGGCTGATGTAATCTTCAGAGATATAAATATAGAGATAAATGGATTTAAGTTTTTGAATTATCTTGCATACTGGGCATTAAGAATTGGTGGGTTTGTTGCATGGAACGGACACCGAAAGAATAATGCTAAAATTAAATAATAAACTTGACACTGGTTGTAGTCAAATTATAACTAGTGTCAAAATCTTGAACAACCCTAAATAACTAAAAGGTATAAGACTTGCAATGGCTACAGTAAAGACAATTGAAACGGAAGTCGAACTTCTCAAAAGAGAAGTTGCTGACATGAAACAGATTCATCTTAGACTTGATTCGGCAATCGAAAAGATCGCAGATGTTTCTCAGTCTTTGCACACCATCATGGCTGTGCATGAAGAAAAACTAGTCCGACAGGAAGAGGCATTGGAAGAACAAGAAAAAGAATTTAGGGATAATATTCAAGAGTTGCATTCTAGAATAACAACCAATGCCAAAGAAACCTCTCAGCACATGACTGAGATGGAGCGCAGACTTGTGGACGCTATGAACGAACATAATCGCAAGGAAACTGAACAGTTTCTAAAGTTGCGTGAAGAATTATCAACCAGAGTAGGCATACTGGAAAAGTGGCGATGGATCATTATTGGTGGATCTATCGTTGTTGGATTTGTCATCCAAAAACTCCCAATATGGGGGTAAGAAAATCTATTGACAAGTGAGGTGAAACACTGTATATTATGACTTATGAATTACATAGACACAAAGTATATTTCCCTAATCAGTCATAGACTAAGGAACTTCACCAAGAAGGGTGATTACCTATGGAATTTCTCTTGCCCATTCTGTGGCGATTCACAGAAGAACCAGAGGAAGGCAAGAGGGTTTGTGTATAGGACTAAGAATGACCTTTTCTACAAGTGTCATAACTGTTCGCATGGAACAAACCTATCTAAACTGATAGAATATGTGGATGCTCCTTTACACAAGGAATATGTCCTTGAACGATACAAGGAAGGACTTACATCCAATGGTCGAGGAGATAAGACACCTGGCGCTGGTATTCAGAACCCTAAATTTGATTTCAAGAAACCTATCTTCAAAACTTTTGATGGGTTGAAGTCTTTTGCAGAACTTGAAGAAAATCACCCAGCTGTTAAATTTTTATCTAAAAGATCGTTGCCTAAAGAAGCGTGGAATGATATATATTTCTGTCCAAACTTTTTTGAGTTCAGTAATACACTGATTGAAAACAAGTTCCCTTCCTTAGAAGGTGACCATCCTAGAATGATTATACCATTCAGAACACAGGACGGTGAAATCTTTGCATATCAAGGAAGGGCGTTTGGTAAAGAAAAACAAAAATACATCACAATCATTCTGGATAAAAATCATCCGAAAATGTTTGGGTTGGATAGGGTTGACACTACTAGGAATTTTTATGTCGTGGAAGGCCCCTTTGATAGTCTTTTTATACAGAATTGTGTTGCAGTTGCTCAAAGTGATTTACGACTACCTCAGTTCAAAAATCAAGCAGTTCTTGTTCCCGACAATGAACCAAGAAATAAAGAAGTCTGCCGACAAATAGAACGATGTATTAAAGATGGATACAGAGTTGTTCTTTGGCCTAAAGGCACAGAAGAAAAAGATATAAATGATATGATTCTTTCTGGAAAAACTCCAGAAGAGATTCAGATGATTATACATAGTAACACCCATTCGGGATTACAAGCACAAACCGTTTTCAATTCTTGGAAACGCATATAAGATAACAGGAGAACAAACCATGAGCCTTGCAGAAGTTTATACTTTTCCCAAGGCCGAGGGAGAGACAGGTCTCGACCACCTCGGCATCGCAATCGACAGAAATAGAGACAAAGAATTATCAGAACAAGCATATAAACTACTCAAGGATTATTATTGTAACTCAGACGAAGATTCTCCACAACAGGCATTTGCTCGTGCATCAGTAGCATATTGTGCTGGTGATATGGAACTTGCACAAAGAATCTATGACTATGTTTCTAAGGGTTGGTTTATGTTTGCATCACCAGTATTGTCAAACGCACCTCGGCCTGGCGAGAAAGCAAAGGCACTTCCTATTTCATGTTTTCTAACCTATGTACCAGATTCACTTGAAGGACTAATCGACCACTCAGCAGAGTTGCGTTGGTTGTCAGTCAAAGGTGGTGGTGTTGGTGGACACTGGAGCGACATCAGAGCAATCTCTGACAAGGCGCCCGGCCCAATGCCGTTTCTTCATACCGTAGATGCAGACATGACTGCTTACCGTCAAGGTAAAACTCGTAAGGGTTCTTATGCAGCATACATGGATGTATCACACCCAGACATTATTGAGTTCTTGAACATGAGAGTTCCAACTGGTGACGTAAACAGAAAGAACCTAAACCTACACCATGCAATCAATATTACAGATGCATTTATGAGAGCAGTAGAAAGAGGAGAGATGTGGGATTTGCGTGATCCTAATGATTCGGATGTTCGTGAGTCGATGCCTGCAAGAACTCTATGGCAACAAATTCTAGAAGTTCGTTACAGAACTGGTGAACCATACCTTAACTTTATTGATACTGCAAATCGTGCCCTTCCTCATACAATGAAGGCAAAAGGGTTGAAGATTCATGGTTCTAATCTATGTAACGAAATTCATCTACCAACCTCAGAAGATAGAACAGCTGTATGTTGCCTCTCTTCTCTCAACTTGGAAAAATATGATGATTGGAAAGAAACGAACATGGTTCGTGATCTTATTCGTTTCTTGGACAATGTTCTGCAATTTTTTATTGATAACGCTGGAGATGAAATCAGTCGTGCAAGATATTCAGCAACACAAGAGCGTAGTCTTGGACTAGGTGCAATGGGTTGGCATTCACTTCTACACCAGAAGAGAATTGCTTTTGATTCTTTTGAAGCAAGAGAACTAAACCACAGAGTGTTCAAGTTCATTAAAGAGGAAGCTGTAAAAGAATCAAATACACTTGGATTTGAAAGAGGTGAGGCTCCAGATATGCAAGGAACAGGTAGACGTAATGCACATCTACTTGCAATCGCTCCGAATGCAAACTCTTCTATTATTGTTTCGACTTCACCATCTATTGAACCATCAAAGGCAAATGCATATACACACAGAACTCGTGCTGGTTCACATTTGGTGAAGAATAAATACTTAGAACAGGAACTAGACAAACTAGGAAAGAACACACAAGATGTTTGGTCAAGTATTATCACTAATGGCGGATCAGTCCAACACCTCGACTTCTTATCGGACGGAATCAAAGATGTTTTCAAAACAGCGATTGAACTCGATCAACTGGTGTTGGTGGAACAAGCCGCAGACAGACAAGAATATCTCTGTCAAGGACAATCCCTAAATCTATTTTTCCCTGCTGGTGCAGAAAAGAAAGACTTACATCGTGCCCACTTTGCTGCATGGAAGTTGGGAACGAAGGGATTGTATTACCTTAGAACAGAGACATCACAAAGAGCAGAGAATGTTGCAAAGAAAGTAACAAGAGAAGCTCTTGCAGATTTTGAAACACAAACAATGGAAGCACAATCACAAGACGAATGTGTTGCCTGTCAAGGATAGAGGAAGAGATATGAAAGTAGAAATTTATAGTAAATCACATTGTCCTTTTTGCGAAAAGGCAAAAAAATGGTTTAACGATCATGGATATGAATATACAGAATATAAACTAGATAATGATGAAGAGAGACTTGCATTCTATCAAAAAGTGCCAGGCGCTCGTTCTGTTCCTCAAATCTTTATTGATGATAAGTTAATTGGCACATACGACCAGTTCATGGCAGTATCAGAACAGTATGTAAAGAAGCGTGGTGGTGGACTGATGGTATTCTCAGAAACCTACAAACCATTCCACTATCCTTGGGCTGTTGAAATCACAACAAGACACGAGAAAGTTCACTGGATTGAAGATGAACTTGACTTGTCTGAAGATGTTGCAGACTGGAAGTCTGGTAAGGTAAGTGCAATTGAGAAGGAGTATATTACAAACATTCTAAGACTATTCACACAATCAGATGTTGCAGTTGGACAGAACTATTATGACCAGTTGATTCCAAAGTTCAAGAATAACGAAGTAAGAAATATGCTTGGTTCATTTGCAAACAGAGAAGCGATTCATCAAAGAGCATATGCACTACTGAATGAAACACTTGGACTATCTGATGCAGAATACCATGCCTTCCTAGAATATACAGAGATGGCAGATAAGATTGACTTTATGATGGATAGTGATCCTAATACAGTCAAAGGACTTGCGCTTGCAATGGCAAAGTCAGTGATGAATGAGGGTATCGCTCTCTTTGCATCATTTGTCATGCTTCTTAACTTCCAGCGTTTCGGTAAGATGAAAGGTATGGGTAAAGTTGTTGAGTGGAGTATTCGTGACGAATCTATTCATGTGGAAGGTATTGCAAAACTATTCAAGGCATACTGTGCAGAACATCCAAAGATTGTGAACGATGAGTTCAAGGCAACAATCTATGAGATGGCAAGACAGGCAGTTAAACTTGAAGATGCATTTGTCGACCTTGCATATAAACTTGGTAACATTGAAGGACTAGACGAAAAAGAAGTCAAACAATATGTCAGATATATAACAGACAGAAGGTTGATTCAACTAGGACTAAAAGGTAACTACAAGGTAAAAGATAATCCATTGCCATGGCTCGAGTGGGTTCTAAATGGTGCAGACCATACGAACTTCTTTGAGAACAGAGTAACCGAATATGAGGTTGCTGGACTTAGTGGTAAGTGGGATGATGTCTACGAAGCCGCATAGAGGATATTAATGAGTAGAAAAATAATAGTTTGCGAGGGATGTGATGCAGTATTCAAAATCCAACATGAAATGGATGAACACTTCTACTCAGTCGAGCATTGTCCATTTTGTGGTGACACACTAAATAGTGATAACGAAGATGAATTGTTTGATGAAGATAATGAATGGGAATGAAAACTCAAAGTGCGAAAGCAAAAGGTAGACGACTCCAACAATGGGTTCGTGACCAACTAATAGAACAACTGGAAGTTCATCCAGAAGATATTGAATCGAGAAGTATGGGCGCTGGTGGGGAAGACCTCATCATGGCTCGTGCTGCTCGATCAAAATTTCCCTATTCAATCGAATGCAAAAATGTAGAGAAACTTAATGTTTGGGATGCATATGCTCAAGCACAAGAAAACAGTGGCGAATATGAACCCATAGTTGTTATGAAGAAGAACGGTAAGAAACCACTAGTGGTTGTTGATGCCGAGTATTTTGTGAGGTTACATAATGAAAAAGGTTCTGATATTTAACGATACACAAAACTATCATCACGGCTGTTCTAAAGTGATAGAATATTTACACAAGGACTTAACTGATAATGGTTATACCATTTTAGGTTCTATTCGTGGTAATAGTGATGTAGTTCCTAATGTTCAGATGCAGTTCATCGAAGCAGATTTGATTTTAATTAACGGTGAAGGAACAATGCATCATAATAGAGTTGTTCCACATCAACTATTAGAAATCCTTAGAAGTGCAAAGACACTAGGAAAAAAGACTGCTCTAATCAATACTGTTTGGCAAGACATGAGACTAGACCAAGAAATGAAAGAGGTTCTAAGAGATACCTACATTTCAGTTCGTGAAGTGTTATCACAACAAGAGTTAGAAAAAGACGATATTAAATCTGATATTCATTTAGATTTATCTTACTTCAATGATGTTCCAGACCAAGTTGAGCTACAATATCCAAAAGAATTGGTTATTGGAAAGTTTTTTATGCAAAAGGATTATCGTCCAAAAGGAATTAATCATATAGATATTTTTAAAGACGATTGGAATACAGTTGTGAATATTCTAAGAGGAACAAAATGGTTTGTTACTGGTAGACATCACGAACTATATGCATCATGTAAAGCAAGATGTTACTTCTCTGCACTAGATGGAAATACACATAAGAATGTTGGTTTGATGAAAACTGCTGGTGTAGAAATTCCTATTGAAAGTCCTCAACTAAGTCATTCTAGAATTCCAGAATTTATTGATAAGTGTAAAGAGCGAAAGAAAGAATACGATTTACTTTTTGATTGGATGGAAAGTCAACCCAAGTGGACTTGTGCAAAAATGTCACGGCTGTTTTGACAAACAAACCTCAATGAAACGTCAATATTACTGACTTTATTTTATAAATAAATGCGTAACACCCCAAAGGAGATAACCAATGTGGCCTTACACTGATGAGGAATGGGAACAATTGAGCCCATCCAAACAAACAAAACCTAATTGATTGGGATGCTTTGCATCCCATTAACCGTTTTAGAGGTATGAAATAAAATGTCAAAATGGATTGCAAAACTGTTTCAAACAAAACCAAAAACAACCGATATCATTCGTTTTATTAGAACTGAATATGCCAACGATACAAAACATCTAAGGGATGAGGACGTTCTATCTTATTATGAATACATCACACACAAAAGGAGAATAAAATAATGTCCATAGGACTAGTATTAAATCACACATACAAACAGACTTGTGAAATCTGCGATTGGATTTCTAAAATGGCACAGATTGCATTTGTTGCTGTTATTGCTTTCGGTGAGAGTGCCGGAAGAGCAAGAGCTGCATCGCATCTTTCCAGCATGGGGTACTATGAGGAAGCAAAGGCGTTGATGTTAAAGGAAGATAAAGACGATTAGTCTGCGAATCACCCAACCCGATTCGTCCTATATTCCCATTTTTGGGTAAAAACTAGGAATATATTCCCGCTCGGGACAAAAATAATTTCAAAAAAATGATAAGCCCCTGTTTTTACAGGGGTTTTTTCAGCACTTTTTTTCAC